TGACGCAGTGCCAATCCATTGGTTCGGCAGCCTGGTGTCGCATTCTAATGACTATATAGTCCCCCCTTCCCAGCAAGGGTCGGGGGCGGCTCGGGAGTTGAACCACGCGGTTCAATACCCGCTCCGTTCCTAAAAACGGAGGACCTGGACAAGTCGTTAAAAGGTCCATGGGGTCTCACACACCTCCTTCATGGGAGGTCGCCCAAAACGTTTTCGCATGGGGGTTTTTTTCACAACCGTGTGATATAAATATTTACGTGCTAAGGACGTGTTCCGGAATGCCGACAGACTGCACGGGTCTCAACGTGTGAGATGAACAGTCGGATGTAGACTACATCGGATCCCATACAATAGTCAAGAAACAATCGAAATGTCGAAGAGTTCCAAGAATAATAATGGAAAGTCACCCATGAAGGTGAAACACGCAAAACAAAGCACTAATGGTGCTAAGTCCCTGATTGCGGGGGACATCAACCATTTCGCCACGGCGCGTTGCGCGCCTGCAGCGTTTGGTTGCCTGGCCGCTTCCGGAAAAACCGGAGCGGGCCTGAGGCACGACGCACTGGATCCTGCACCAAGTGATGCGGTCCTCCTTGGCGCCATGGCCCCCCAGGGGCCTAGCGGTGCGTACGCCGCTGCGTTGTTGGACAACGATGATAGTGTGAGCTCCAGTGGTTTTGAGGTCCACCTCGTCACTGACATCCCTTTTCAGGTGGTGTCCGGAGTGGCGGGGTCCTCCCACGAGCTCGACCTCCTGGTGACAGGAGATCTCAGGAAGCCCCTGGTCGCAATGAATCCTCCCTATTCCACGTCTCAAAACACCACAGCCGGCAACGGCTGCAGGTATTTGAACGTTGAATTTGCGGAGAATGCATTGTATCAGGAAATCCCTGGCTTTCAGTCGAACAACAACGAACTCCGAATGACTCTACCCGCTGGCTACAGCGGGGAATTCTTCCTCTGCGGCGCGATGTCTTTCGCGCTTGCGGGCACCGAGATCGCCGTCTCCCCTTCCCGGGCGACCGACGATGGACGTTCGCCCATCTGGCCCTTCGAGGCCGGAACGGATGCGGAGAACAACTGGTCCCTCACCTACAACCTTCAACCTCCGCTCCAGGCGGGAGACAGCATGACTGTCTTCCTCGAAGCCTTGGGTGTGAGTGGTTCATGGACCGTCTTCAAAACCTATACGATCCCGACTGGGTCGGATACTGGTACGATTTCGGGAGGAGCTGGTTCTACGTTTCCGTTAGGGCTGCGCATGCGCGCCACTGCTAGTGTGCAGGACTCCGTTACCCTCAACAGCTTCACTTTTGACGGAGCTGATGCGGTTTTCGACGAGCTGTACCTGCCCCCCTTGGAGGGCAAAGCAGTGACTTTTGGTTCCCAATTAGACTCAATTCTGCCACTGGTCAACAACCTTCGGATTGTTGGCCGATCGGCCTTAGTGACCTACATTGGTGGCGCGAATGTTGCCGGAACGGCGATTGGTGTCTGGACGAAAGGTAACCAGATGATCGAAGCAGCCGATTACGAGACGCTGTCAACCAGGAATGACATACACC